GTACAGTCAGACTTGTCGTTTAGTTGTGTTCATTGCATGTTTAATTTTACTTTCGAGTGATTAACATGTTTTTGACATAATTGAATGCCATATGACGATATTTTCGGGTGTAGAAAACACCTCCCTTATTGGGTAAAAAATTACATTTTCGGACAGTATAAGTCCTTAACAAAAAACCGGATTTTTAGTATAGAGCATTAGAGCTCTGTTTTTTGCAACTCTAACGTACTTAATTCGTAAGAATCGTGGGGACGATTCACATTTAAACCTCCCCATTATGGTTCATGATTTTAAATAATATATGATAATGAGATTCTACTTTTAGCGTTTGAACCAGCGCCATGTATTACTGTAGTTTCCGAAATCTTGATGTTTTGTTATATCAATTTTATTTCACAGTTAATGTGAAGTTTCTTAATTGAATAAGGTTTGCTTGATAACCACAAAAACCTCTAAGAAGTTCTATTGCTAACCAAGCTGGATTAATTATGTTTTTGCGAACCCCTTATACATTCAATTTGATACAGGTCTTCTTTGATCTGAAATCCTAGAGATACGAGCCTGAAAGCTCCCTAAAATTGAGTAGAGCCCCTTTGGCTAGGCTTGATAGTTAGTTAAAATTTTACGATAGCGTCTGGATTGATGTTTTTACTTTTTGTAACATTTTAGCATGGTTTATAATTTAAACTTGCTCATAAGTGAGAAGTTTAACCCATAGCGAAGATAAATGATATATTTTGTTTATAACACATACCCAGAGGTCGTATATTTTTCCTTAACTTACAAGTGCTCCTCTTTTAAAGCTTTAATCCATTGACACGGATTTGATAGGTAAGAAAATTGTTTGTGACTTATCCTTTAATAGGTGAACTATTTTTGGTATAACAAATCGCAGGTTCCGATCCTGTACTTTACGTTTTTATTTTTCGTAGTGAATATAGTTTTGAGTTAATTCCACGCTTGACACTACGGGGTTTACTGGCAGAATCCCTAATATAATCTGTCGCGGTATCCAATCCGTTTGTTTCATGAATATGTCCGCTATAAGTGAATGTAATAATCAAGAGAAACAACCCGCCCGTCCGGTGTCCCCGGCAAAGCACGACGTCAGTTTGGCCGCTGAATATTCAAACCCCCCAGAAATTACAGGGGAGATCATGGAGATGATTGAAGAGAACATTAAGGCGTATGACAGAGCGCGTTATGCGCGAAATTGTGGTGGAAGAAGGAACAGAAAGGAGGAACGGAAAAGAAAATTTCGGAGAAGGAAAGTCAAGATATGTAACGTGCAACCTCATGGAAGTGAGGAAGATGAAAATGCAAAGCATGTTGCAGATTTGCGTTCTATGATGGATGGTTCATGTTTGGGATTACACCATTTGGAAGAAGCAGAAGAGAAGGGTGACATGCACCCAACTTTGAAAAAGATTCTTGATAGTAGGAATGAAGAGACACCTCCAGGTGTAGATCCACGTTTACCTACGGATTTCATGCAGTCTGCAATTGCTGATTACAAAGCAGGTAAGGATATGACTAAGTGGAAAAAATTTAGTCATGACTATTTCAACCCTCACTGGGAAGAGACGAATGAGGTTTCAGAACCAGATGCAGAAGACGAGGAATTGGAGATTGTTGAAGAAAAATCAACATGTTCAATTATCGCTGAAGACAAATCAGCGGATTCAGTTTCTTGTATAAGTACTGGGAAGGAAGTATCTGAGTGTAAAACGTTACCAGCAGATCGTGGTCTTTCTGATCTGCTTTCATCTGTAAGTTCAATTGGAGATCTTACTAATGATGTTGATCAGACTGAACAAATTGATGAGTGGATTGGTCATTTGGAAAATTTGGTGATTCTTGGTTACCAAATGGGTAAGGCACAGACTTTTATGGACATTTTTATGGCAGTCGCTGCGTATGCAAAAATGTATACAAAGAAAAAGAGCATTGTTATGGATTTGTACCGTATAGTCAATGAAACTTGTGGAACTGATGAAGTGGAACCACATAGCTGGAAAGAATGGACAGGTCGTGACGTTATGTCGCATTGGGAACTTTTTAAGACGAACACTATCTTTAAAAAGATTTCCTATTTGATTTCTGCAGCCATGTCTTTGACTGTGTGTACTACCAAACAGATCGAATGGAGTCCTTTTGGCTTACAATTAATTTCGTTGGAAGCTGCAAAAGAGCAGTTGAGAGCTGTTGATGTGATCGATGCACTAGTGAAAACTTTTGTTTGGGTTTGTGAAGTAGGATGGAAGTGTTTTGAGACACGATCCATTGCACCGATATTGTATTCGGATGTAAAGATTCATGAATACAACGAAGCATGCGATTATGTTATTGCTCATGCTGAAACTGCCATAGCTGGCAATGAAAAGGATCTTGGGAACTTCGAGAATAAGTTGAACGAAGTTTACAAGAAAACTTGTGCAATGAAAGCAGCAAAGAATGATGGTCCTACTTCTCTGTGGTTACAGAAAAGGTACACAGAGTTAGTTGCCATTATGGAAAAATTGGCAGCAAAAAGGAGAAACACCGATTTGAGATTCTCACCTATTGGTTTTTCTTTGCATGGTGGTACTGCAGTTGGTAAATCCACACTTGGGAAGTTGACAATGACACAATCACTTGCAGCAATGGATTTTGTTAATGAAAAGAATGAAGTTGATGACAGTCGGATAATCACTATGGACATGTTTGACAAGTATAATTCAACCTACACGTCTGATATTCTGGGTGTGTTTATGGATGATTTGAACAATACGAAGTCAGATTTCCAAAAGGATAATCCACATACTTCAATCATCATCAAATTTTTCAACAATGTTGCTGCTCAGGCAATTAAAGCTGAGTTGAATTCCAAAGGTGTTGTTTTTATTGACTTCAAGTGTGGGATTGTCACCTCTAACGTCAAGGATTTGGGTGCAAGGCAATATTCCAATTGCCCTGAATCTATTTTGAGAAGATTCTACCATGTAGAGGTTGTGGTTCGAGATGAATATCGAAAACCAAATAGCTTGACTCTCAACAAAAAACATCCTGATATAAAAAATTCTACATCATTGGTACAAGACATTTGGCGTCTGAAAATCGAGGAAATTGAAACTCGTGAAATTGGTGCTAATAAAACTGATTATGAATTTAAAATCATGGATGTTCAGATGGATGATGGTCGTGTTATCCATTGTGACAATTTGCGTTTGCGTGAATATTTGGAAGTCGTTATTCAGTTGTCAAAAGATCACAAGAGTGAGCAAGACGGTTTGATGGACAAGTCACGGAATTCAGCACGTGCAACATTTTGCAAAACGTGCAGGCAGTTTCCTGAATTTTGTTCGTGTAAGGTTGAACCTCACGCGATGGACTTAATCAGTGAGGTTGCTGTATCGGCAGCAAGAAAGGCAATCGATGGATATATCAAGTCTTGGACACAACCAGTTGATTTATTAAATTGGTGTGTTGGTTTTTCACCTGTTAAATGGTTGGCAACGCGTCAGCTTGCTCGAGAATTACAACAAGAGTTGAATGATTCAGGAACGCCTCTTCTTGTGGCAATAACTCCAGACTGGCTTTTTAAAACTCGGGCTTTTCAGCGGACTGTCAATGCGTGGCAGAATGGTGCAGCGTTTTATGATATACGCAGACCGTTGAGGTTGTTGAGCTTTGCTGGTTTAACGATGTGCGGTGTTGGAGCATATAGACGCAGTAAAGTATTGGGTGCCGCAGGTGTTTTTTCCCTGTGGTCTACTGCTATTGGTGGTTTTTTCTGGCATAGATCCAGATTGAAACTCATTCAGGATGAATATGTCAAGAAGCGTGATGCGCTGCCTGAATATGCAAAAAGCATTCGCGATGGAGAATTTCCCAAGGGTGTGTTGTTTGTTGCAACACTTGCAGTTGGAGTTAAGCTGATACGAATGTGGAACGACAATCGTTTGAAAACTGACCCGCAGGCTATGACGCCTGAAGACATCGAAAAACAACCAGGATGGTTTGGTTACATGATGAACCAGATTGGTTGGAAAACAGAATCATCGGTTACAGGTGCTATACCTGAACATGTGTTGAAAACAGGAGAGAAAAATCAAGGATGGTGTGAATTCACTCGCCCAGATGGAACCAAAACAGCGTGTAATATCATTTACCCAGAAAAGGGTTATGTTTGGTTTCCATTGCACATTTTTTATCCAAATTCAAACATGAAGGAAGAGCCTTGTGCTTTTGTGAATGGTGAAGTGTTTCGCGGGAAAGATAAGAAAACAAGTAAGTTCAAATTCATTGCTGAGATGGACCAAAACACTGTCTTTTTAAAAGGACTTGATATGGTGGAATGTTTTGTTGAGCGTTGTCCTGACATTACGAACAATGTGAAGAAATTCCTACCCTTATCTGTTCCTACTGGAAGGTCAGTGTGCACAATGATGGTACGTGACAAGGATGTACATTTGACTCATGAACGTTTGACAGTTGAGCATGGAAAATATGGACACAAATACTTGTCCATGGAAGGTGGTTGTTATACTACTAGTAAGGCATGTACTGGTGCGTGCATGTCCATGTTGGTGACAGAGGAGAAAAATCCCGTCATCGCAGGTTTCCATATAGGTGGAAATCCTAGTAAAAAACACGGTGTGATGATGACAGTTACACAGTCCATGGCTGATGATTTGAGGAAAAAACTAATGTTGTTACCAGGTATACGTGGCATGGCTAGTGCTACTGATTTGCCTGAAACACAGTATGGGAAAACAGTGATCACCACTGAGGATATTCATCCCAATGCAAAGTTTGTCCATGAATTGAAAGACGCAGAAATTGACATTTATGGTTCAACGCGTCTGCGTGCCAAGTCAAAGAGTAAAGTTGTACCATCTGTGTTGGCGAAAGATGCTGAAGAGCTTTTCGGTATGAAAAATGCTTGGGGACCTCCTAAATTGGACCCCAATTGGAAAGCATTTAATGCCACACTCGAACACATTGCGCATCCAGCAGAACCTTTTTTACCATCTTTATTGCAAAGAGCACGGAATGATTATGCCAAACCCATTTTTGCATTCATTAAGGAACATATCAAGAAAGAAGTGGTGTGTCCTTTGACCATGAAGGAAACAATTATGGGTATACCAGGTAAGCGATTTATTGATGCAATGCCAATGAACACCAGTATGGGATTCCCGCTTTTCGGACCCAAAAAACGTAAGTTCAAGTACGTGATGATTGGTGAATATTGTGAAGATCGCATTCCAGATGAAGATATCATGACCGAGTACAATCGATTGATCGATTGTTGGACTCGAGGTGAGAGAGCATATCCTGTTACAGCAGCAACACTCAAGGATGAAGCAACACCTATTGGTTCAGAAAAAGTACGCGTTTTCCAGGCCGTGTCCATTGCGTTGGGTATGGCAATACGTAAATATTTTTTACCAGTAGTGAGGTTGTTGTCTTTATGTCCTGAACTATCAGAGTGTGCAGTGGGAATAAATGCCTTTTCTTCTCAATGGTCAGACATCATGGATCATGCTTTTAAGTACGCCCAAGGGCGTGCATTGGCACTTGATTATTCGAAGTATGATGTGAGAATGGGTGGACAATTGACCTATAATGGTTTTGATTTTCTCATTGATGCAGCAGGACTTTGTTCATACACTGATTTGGATTTGCGAATAATGTCGACCATGGTGGCTGACATCATTCATCCGTTGATTGATTACAATGGAACGTTGATCATGGCTTATAATATGAACACGTCGGGTAATAATGTGACTGTTTATATCAATAGCATTGTGAATTCGTTTTACATCCGAATGGGATTGTTTCATGCATGTCCAGAAATTGCTGACTTTCGTTCAGCTGCGTCTGCATTGACATACGGTGATGATTTTCTTGGAAGTGTGAAACAAGAGTTACGTGATCGTTTCAATTTCCGTGTTTACAAGGAATATTTAGCGAAGCACGGTATGAAGATCACAGAACCAAGCAAGACCGATGATGTCCATGATGATATGGATGCAAATGAAGCTGATTTTCTCAAGCGCCATTCTCAATTTATTCCAGAGATTAATACCAAAATCGGGAAACTCTCTAAGGAATCAATGTTGAAGCCGCTGTTCATGAACATTAAATCAAGCACAGAAACTCCTTATAATGTAGCAGTGTCGTGTGTAGAAACATACATGCACGAGCTGTTTGCACATGGGCGTGAGGAGTATGATAACGACAGACCCATAATTGAAGAACTGTGTACTCGAGCGTTGAACTTTGTTCCGCCTGCAGTCACTTTCACTTTTGACCAGAGAGTCGCAATGTGGAAGGAGAAGTACGAGGGTTCAGGTGGTGTAGTTGACCTGGACTAGAAAAATGTGAAAAACTGGATACCATACGATGTACAGTAGAGGCTTTATTTCATTAGACTACATATTTTACGTTTGTACGTTTGTATTTGTACATAATACATAAAAAACAGAAAAATTTATCCTTTGTTTAATTTATTAGGGTACTCGTGTCCGAAGCGAGCTCAACCAAGGAGTGCTTGGTCATCAATATGCGGTATAGTAAGTCCGCAAGCGCTGGATGGCGCGGAGCGAAAAGATTCCTTATCAGTGTCAGGAATTTTTGTTTCATTGACCCTCTATTGTTTATATGCAATTTACAAAGATTTGCAATTAGAGTGGCCGTCAATTGATGAAGCTCGGGATAAACGTCGTCAAAACAATGATGATATTGATCCCCACTCAGAGGAACTTCCAGTGAGTGTTCCTTCGTCTGAGATGATTTCTCAGAATGTAAAATTTGCAGATACTCATCCTGGGTATATGCAAGAAACTCCTGGTGATATTGATCACATACGTGATGCTGCGCTAGCATCAGATGCCACGTTGGACGAATTTTTCAGCCGTCCATTGCGTATAGCATCTATTGACTGGGGTGTTGGAGGAACTCTTTTTCAATCCTTAAACCCCTGGCAATTGTATTTTGAAAATGCACGTGTGATCAATCGAATTGCTAATTACAAGCTGTTGAGAGCCAAACTACATCTCAAGTTTACGATTAATGGGAACGCTTTTCATTATGGTCGTATCATAGCAAGTTACAATCCTTTGCCTGCAGATGATTCCATGACAGTTAATAGAACATTTGTAGATGCAGATATTGTTGCTGCAAGTCAAAGACCGCATGTGTACTTGGATCCCACAAATTCTCAAGGAGGTGAGATGAAACTTCCTTTTTTCACATATTACAATGTTCTGGATATTGTAAGTATGGATTGGAGAAATATGGGTGAAGTTGTTTTACATAGCATGCAAGGTTTGAAACACGCAAATGGTGCTACTGATACAGTTACTGTGAATGTGTTTGCCTGGGCTGAAGATGTTAAGTTTGCAATACCAACAAATTTTGAACCAGGAGCAATAGCACCACAAGCAGATGAATATGGAAAGAAACCTGTTTCACGAATTGCAGGCGCAGTTGCGAATGCTGCTTCCTATTTTACTCAAGTACCTGTTATTGGTCCTTTTGCTCGTGCTACTGAAATTGGATCACAAGCTGTTGGTTCTATTGCAACACTTTTTGGTTATTCATCCCCCGTGGAATTGGAGGCATGCATGTATAGACCATTGACCGTTTCGAATATTTCTACAACGAATCAGGTGAACCAGTCAAACAAGTTGTCTGTGGATTGTAAGCAAGAATTGACTCTTGATCCTAGAACAGTAGGTTTGGAAAGTAAAGATGAGTTAACAATCAAGTATATTGCTCAACGTGAATCATGGATGGCAAGTTTCCCATGGGATTTAGGTACTTCACAAGAAACCTTGTTGTGGAATCATGTTGTTGACCCCTGCGTACATTTTTTGCAGGGGAGTGAAATTCACATGCCAGCCACCTGTTTTGCAGCGACACCATTTAGATATTGGCGTGGAACCTTGAAATATAGATTCCAGTTTGTGTGTAGTAAGTACCATAAAGGAAGAGTAAAGATTGTTTATGATCCCACAGGTACACCTTCAGGTGGAAATGCCGAGTACAATACCGCATATACTACAATTGTGGACATCAGTGACAATTCCGATTTTGAAATAGATGTCGGATGGGGTCAACGTACAACATACAGACGTCATTTTGTACCTGGTGTAGCAGCACAAACTCAAATGTGGAATACATCTCCATTGACATTCACCACACCAGCTGTTGATATTGGAAATGGTACGTTGAGTGTGTACGTTGTGAATGAACTTACAGTACCCAATTCTACGATTGACAATGATATTGAAGTGAACGTTTTCATTTCAGCGGGTGACGATTTTGAAGTTGCAGTACCAGATGCTTTTCCATTGGAAAAATTGAGATTCACAGCTGCTGGAACTGTAGCAGCGCCTGAAGCATTTGAAATTGAACCACACGCTGGTGAAAGTGAAGAACTAGTGCAAGACTCTAAGCCATCTAATGTTAGTACTTTAAACACAATGGCACAACCCATTACTAAATCTGATGAGACAAATCTTGTGCATTTTGGTGAGAGTATTCACTCGTTCAGACAGATGTTGAAACGATATCAGAGGCACTCTATTGTAGCAGGAACTGCATTGACCGCTGGAAATTTAGTGCGTGTTGCTGCAGAACGTAAAGCATTCCCACATCAAGTTGGGTATACAGCAGCAACACCCGCCAATAGTCGAACCATTTTTCCATTAACATTAGGAAATTATGTTTATGGCCATATGACACTGTTGAACTATGTAACAAGTGCATATGGCGGATGGAGAGGTGGAATACGCTGGATGGCGGATTTAACGCGCATGGATAATTATTCTGGAGAGTTGTCAAATATAACTGTCACAAGAACGCCTGATGGTTTTGCAGCCCGAGATGAATGGGCTGATTTGACATTTCCTACATTTGTGCCCAACGGTCAAGCATTGATGGTAAATGATAGAGATTATTTTGGACGCACTTATGATGGAGCTTTGTATCAAAGTAGTGCTGTTAACCCAGTTGTTTTGTGGGAATGTCCCTATTACAAAAATATCCGTTTTGCACCAGCTAAAAGACTTGACAATATTGCATCCGGTGATACTTTTGACACTGGTTGGGTATTGGAATCCACAATGTCTGCTTCTGCCCGTACAGGGAAGGAGTTCATTCCTTTGCATTGTGCTGCTGGTGAGGATTTTAATTGTTTCTTCTATTTGGGTCCCCCTAT